AAAGGGTTAATCACACCCCCTCTTTCCAGTCGTCACGTTCCCCGCCCGGTCGCATATCAAGCTATCCGACACGGCGTGACGTTTTCAATAGATACCATGCAAGCTAGGGCGATTGGACTTTGCGACGCTAGAAGCCCAAAAGAGCTAACGCACTTCGCGCTATCCGGCCTTCGCTTCCCATTAAAGGGAGCAAGGTATTATCAGATTGGCTTATAGACGTCCGGCCATGACTTGCTATCGTCACGTCGTGTCACTTCGCCGTGTTGCCTATCTAGGGCAACGGCTAGAGGGAAGGAAGGCTAGGGCTTAGATACCATAACGACGCTTTGCGGCATCGCAAGAGGCATCTATGGCCTTTTGCCGTTCATAGTCAGGGGCTTTGCGAGCGGCTTTCACCGCCAGCACCGTTCTGGTCAAGCCAATGCCTTTGATTGGCCTTCCCCATGCGTCAACCCCATTGATAAGGGCATGACGTTCAGCGATGGCCGCATCCTTGGCGGCTTGAATAGCAAAGGCATCATTGACAGCCGCAACAAGAGCGGCGTGCTTAGCTTTCGCCAAGCGTTTACGTTCGTTGCGTGTCGCCATGACAAGCCCCTTAGTTGACAGACATGACTTCCCCTTGCGAGTGTCAAGCCTGCTATGTGAAACACTACACGTCGCCACTAGCAGGACGCTATCCTACCTTGTGTCAATTGCCCATTACTTGACTTGCTGCTAGCCTTGCGGGCCAGTCCGTCGCATGACAACCTATGACGTGAAACACTACATGGTGTGACCCTTTGACCTTGCACCCTTGCCTAGGAGCCCTGCTAGAGGGAGAGGCGAGAGAGGAAGGCTAGGGGGTGACCCCATGCCAATAGCTATGCAACATTCATGCCAAGTCCGGGAACATTCTGTAAGTCGTTGAATTGACAAGGTAATTTATTTTAGGGCCGGTTTGATACCTTTCTTTTCGGTTAATGTTCTTCCTTTGTTCACAGTCGATTGTAAAGTAGGGTTTACAGTCCGGGAAGCCAAATCCAGGTTTTTCCCGGAAAACCGCCATTTTTGACTGTAAAGCCAGCCGACACTTTTCTGAACGAAACATAGAAGAAAGTCTTAATTCCGTTTGTTTTCATAGACTTATAATGACGTCGTTTTGTAAAGCCTACCGACACCCTGGCCTTTTATCCTGTGTTTTCAATGACTTAGACGTTTCACCCTGTTGCACCATGTTCCCGCAAGAGTCTAGTAACAATAGTTAATGATGTCTTAATGTGCATGCGTAACAATAAAGCCAAGCCCGTGAGACAGGCTCCAGGCGTTAACACATGAGTAAGACACGTTAATGATACGTTGACAAGACAGGCTAGGCAGGGGGAGGTGTCTCACTCGCCTAATACAGCAACAGGACAGGGGGGGCAGGGGGAGGGGGGGGCATCGAGTCGCGTTACTGTGCGTGTCACGAAGGTCTACCTCACACACTACTAAAAAAATTGAAACTTTCTTAAACCAGTTTTAAAGCCCGTACAGAGCCTCTGACGTGTCTCCGGTATATTGACCCACAGAAAGCCCTCTTGGCGCTGTACGGTGCCTCCAGACTCGATTAAACGTGTAATCTAAGGGCTCCCAGAGGTCGCCCCTGTCTTAGCAACCCAGCCCTAGGCCAAATCCAACCTAAGTTCTTACCAAAGTTCTCTATAAGTTATTCTATTCTCACTCTATTCTATATCTATTCTATATAATCTTATATATATCTTAGTTAAGAGATATTATATGTTAAAAAAGAGATTTTGTCAAGACAGAAAAAACAGAGAAAAATAAAAATTTTTGTTGTCTCTTCACTTTTTTGTTGACATTCACTTCTAAAACTGGTATAATATGTGTATAAGGTAGGGAGATACTCTCTCGCACAGAGGTACGAGGTGTTATGATTTCAATGAATAAAGCAGTCGATATGAGAAAGGCTAAAAGAGCCACCGTATCTGCCAAGGCTCTCCGTGCCATTGAAACAGGAAACGTCCAAGAAGTCATCGACACTTTGACGGATAAACATAAACTCTTCTGTGAAGAATACCTCAAGGACTTGAACGCGACTCAGGCTGTAGTTCGGGCCGGGTACGTTACTAAATTCCCTAATAGAGTTGCTTATCAACTCATGGAAAACCCCGCCATTCGCATCGCAATCGATGCCTTGAAGGTTGAACGTAGAATGCATTCCGACATCACTAAAGACACCGTTTTAGAAGGTATCGTGAAAGCTATCAAGCTCGCAGAAGACAAAGAAAAAACAAACGACATGCTTCGTGGTTATGAGCTCCTTGCTCGCCACCTCGGCATGTTCATCGAAAGAACTGAAATCTCTGGCCCTGACGGCGAAGCCATCCAGATTCAGAAACAACAGGAGCAAGCCGATGAGTTTACTCAGGCTATTGCTAACCTAGCTAAGAGGAATCTCAAGAGTGTCTGAGCAAAAATCACCCGCACAACTTCTAGCCGAACTGCCTGAAGAAGAGCGGGTGGCTGCTCTCTCTAAACTTCCTCTTTCTGTTCAAGCTTCACTTAAGTACTACTGGCCGTTCTGGGCTCGCCCGGACCAGCTTCCTCCGGAAGGAGACGATTGGAGTACTTGGTTGATTCTTTCAGGCCGTGGTTGGGGTAAAACCCGTACCGGTGCTGAGACGATTCGTTCTTGGGTTTGTGGCGACACTCCTCTAGGAAAGGGTCGTTATGGTAGAATTGCTCTTGTTGCTGAGACTAGCTCGGACGGCAGAGACGTCATGGTCGAAGGAGAGTCGGGTCTACTGGCAATCCATCCCAAAGATTTTCGTCCGCTTTACGAACCATCGAAACGACGACTGACTTGGCCGAATGGCGCAGTCGCTTCCATTTATAACGCTACCGAACCTGACCAGCTTCGTGGACCACAGCACGACGCGGCTTGGTCAGACGAGATGGCGAAATGGAAGTTGATGCAAGAGACGTGGGACCAGCTTCAATTCGGTCTCCGTCTCGGCCAGAATCCTCGGCAAATCATTACTACGACCCCGAGGCCGTTGCCTCTTGTCAAAGCCCTTCTCACGAATCCGACGTGCCGTGTCACCCGCGGTAGAACCCGGGACAACCAAGACAATCTCGCTACCCCGTTTATCCGGCAGATTGAAGAACGCTTCGGCGGTACTCGGCTGGGTCGTCAGGAGCTCGATGGTGAAATCCTTGATGACATCCCCGGAGCACTCTGGGCTCGTACCAATATCGACGCCAATCGTGTCTATGAAGTCCCTGAAGACTTAGAGCGTGTCATCGTTGCTGTTGACCCTGCTACTTCATCCGAAGAACTCTCAGACGAGAACGGTATCGTTGTTGTCGGAATGGCTCGTGACAAAGACGGATACGCCCGTGGCTACGTCCTTGAAGACGCCTCAATGAAGGGGTCGCCTGAAGAGTGGGCTAAAAAAGCGGTCATGATGTACCGGAAGTGGTCAGCCGACAGAATCGTAGCGGAGAAAAATCAAGGTGGAGAAATGGTGTCCTCGGTGCTCAAAGCAGCAGATAGGTCCGTGCCTGTCAAGCTTGTCCACGCTTCCCGTGGAAAGATTATTCGGGCAGAGCCCATTTCCGCCCTCTATGAACAGAACCGGATTTGCCACGTCAATCGGCATGACAAGCTCGAAGACCAGATGTGCACCTTCTCTGTTGATAACATCAGAAGCAATGGGTACGGTTCACCCGACCGCGTGGATGCCCTCGTCTGGGGTCTAACTGAGTTATTCGACAAAATTGCAGGACGTCGTAGAACAAAAGAGGTAAACTCGCCTACTCATGTAATTCGTGATGGTCGTATCGTCTCTTCTCTCGGCGTTCGCTCTTCACCCACAGGATGGATGGCAGGATAATGGAATCAAAGAAAAACAACCTCGTTGACATCCTCAAGTTCGACACTACCCCTGTAAAAGCCGGGTACGTTCCAGAGGGTTTTAAAAGCAAAGAAGCCTTTCTGCAAGACATGCGGGAAGAGTACGACCTTGATTACGCCTTCGACAAGGATAACCGTGATGAAGCCATCGAGGATAAGAAATTCTCGGCTGGTGAACACTGGGACCCTCAAGTCCTCGCTGATAGACAGGCCGCTGGTCTTCCTTGTTTGACTATTCACTCTATCCCCCAGTTTACGGCTCAGCTCGTAGGGGATTGGAGAGAAAGTAAGCGTTCAGTCAAAGTCTTGCCTACTGAAGAAAGAGATAAAGACCTTGCAGACGTCCGTGCCGACCTCATTCGCTCAATTGAGACCCACTCAAGAGCCGATAGAGTGTACGACAACGCCTTTGAATCGACTATTCAATGCGGTGACGGGGCATTCAGAGTCGCTGTCGAGTACGCCAAAAACGACGTCTTCGACCAAGACATCTTTGTCCGACCAATTGATGATGCTCTCTCAGTTGTTTGGGACAGGGCTTCTGTTGACCCTACAGGCCGAGACGCCCGTAGATGTTTTGTCGATGATTTAATCCCCCGGAAGGATTTTGAGGCTAAATGGCCTAAAATTCAGCCTACTGAGCTCACTAATAAAGAATACGCCAATCTCGTGAAGTCTCGCTGGATTGAGGATGATGGTATTCGGGTGACTGAGTATTGGAGACTCATCGAAAAAGATAGACTGCTAGTTCTTTTTGAAGACAACAGCATGAGGTTTGTTGATAACGACCTCGATGAACTCGTTGAAAAGCACGGAAATCCGGTCAAAGTCCGTAACGCTCCGTGTACTTATGCCCAAATGCACCTCGTAACTGGCTTCGACATTCTCGCAGGCCCTTATGAGTACATGTTAAATCGTTTGCCTATTATTCGCATGACTGGGCGAGTCGTTAACGTGTCTGGAAACAGAGTCCGTTACGGTCTTGTCCGTTTTATGAAGGACCCGGCCCGACTTCGCGATTTCCACCGCTCAGTTGCTGCTGAACAACTCGGTTACGCGCCGAAGGCACAGTGGATTGCAACTGAATCAGCTGTTGAAGGCTACGAAGACGCTCTTCGTCAAGCCCATTTGTCGCGTGACCCGCTAATTAAGGTCTCTGACGATGCTGTAATTGGCCAAAACATCCAACGTCTTGACCCTCCGGTATGGCAAAACGCTCTCCATCAAGAGGCACAAGCCAACGTCCAGGATATGAAGGACGTTACGGGTATTCATGACGCTTCTCTAGGCATCAAGTCTAACGAAACATCTGGCAGAGCCATCAATGCACGTCAACGTGAAGGCGATGTCGCTAGCATTACTTACTATGACAACGGTAATGCCGCTGTTCTAGAGTGTGGTGACGTCATCAATCAGCTAATCGGCCAAATCTATGATGGTACTCGTATCATTCGTGTTATTGGTGAAGACGAGAAGCTGAAATTCCTGAAAGTTAACGACCCTGCTGACCCTAAGTCTCCGGATTTATCTGTTGGCCGTTACGACGTAGCTCTCTCGACTGGCGCTTCTTATACGACTCGTCGTGCCGAAGCCGCTCAAGCCATGATGGACGCTGTCCAAGTCTGGCCTCAGTTGATGCAGGTCGCAGGTGACCTCGTCGCTAAAGCTCAAGATTGGCCAGGTGCTGATAAACTTGCAGAACGTCTCCAAAAGACGATTCCGCAACAGTTCCTTGACGAAGACCAGAGAGAAGGCCCTGACCCTCAGATTGCAGCCATGCAAGCAGAAATGCAAGCAATGGCCCAGCAGATTCAGATTCTCGAAACCGATAAGGAAATCGAGTTTAAGAAAATTGAGGTTGCGGCGTATAACGCTGAAACACAAAGAATCAAAGCTTTGTCGGACAATGAAGTTGATGCCACTAAGGTCAACCAGGATGCAATTAAAACCATCCTAGACCATAGCGTCAAGATTAAACAAGCCGACCAGAAGGATGCTCAAGCCAAGGAAAAGGCTAAGCAGAAGCCGGAGGCTAAGTCATGACGACTCCCTCCCGCTTTCAAATCCCGATGGAGCTTATGGACATACTGACAAAGATTAATGACAGTGTCAACGAAGTCAAAGACCGTATGACCCGTCTAGAAGCTCAAGACCATGCCGCTTCAATCTCTATTTTGAAAGCAGAGATTAAAGAGGAAAGAGACAAGCGCATTGACTTACAGCTTGAACTTGCTATGGTTAAAACTAAACTCGCCCCCATCATTGTCTCTATTTCAGTCGTTGGTGGGGCCGCAGTCAATATGTTACTGAGAGTTTTTGGTAGTTAAATCTTCCGAGCGGAGGTGGTCTTGCTACGCCACCTCCGACAACCTCGCCAATAAAGTAGCCCGGTGAAGGACCGCAACATAGTTTATGACTATTGAACCTACTGATACTACTGTCACAGAAGACCTTACTGCATTTGAAAATGAATTCTTTGGAGTAAAACCAACAAAGACAGAAGTATCCGAGGCTCCTAAAGAGGAACCTCAAGACGAAGCTCCTGATGAAGCTGAAGAACTGGAATCTGCTCCTGAAGAAAGTCTTGACGAAGACAATGAACAGGATGATACTGAAGATGAAAAACCAGACGATAAGCCGAAGAAGAAGAATCGTTTTCAAGAACGTATCGACAAGCTAAAAGCTGAAGCCCGCGAAGCCAAAGAAGCCCTAGAGGCTTTGAAAGCTGAAAAGGCTAAGCCTTCTGAGCCTGCTGCTAAAACCCCTGTGTCAGCTACTGCTGGCGAACCCACCCCGGATGATAAGAACGATGACGGTTCTGACAAATATCCGTTGGGTGAGTTTGACCCGAAGTACATCCGCGACTTGGCGCGTCACACCATTGACAAGGAATGGGCAGAAAGAACAGCTAAAGAACAAGAAGCCGCTGAAAGAGCTAAAGACGAAGCAGCGCGTAACTACCTGCAAGAAGAGTGGACCGGTAAGGTCTCTGCTGTTGCAGAACAGTACGACGACTTCCTCGAAAAGACTCTGGAACTAGAAGACACTTTTGAAGGTCTTGACCCTCAGTTTAGTGATTATCTTGTCCAGACTATTAAGTCTCTCTCTAATGGTCCCGAAGTTCTTTATTACTTTGCCAACAACATCGACGAAGCTAAGAAGTTCGTAAAACTTGGACCTCTTCAGGCTACTCTTGCTCTTGGTGAGTACAATGCTCTTTTTAAAGGTAAACAGAAGAAAGAAACCAGAACCACAAAAGCTCCGGTTCCGCCTCAGTTGAATAAAGGCGCAACTTCAAGAGTTTCGGTTCGTGGTGACACAGACGACCTCGATGCGTTTTCCCAAGACTTTTTTAAAACATAAACTAAAGGAAAACACATATGCCCGCTATTACTGTTGACCAGCAGCGCCTGGTCCTTAACTCCTTTGCCGCTATCTTCCAGAACAACTTGGTCTCTAAGGACCTTGTTACTTGGCGGAAGTTTGATGGCGAGATGAATGACCGCAACGGCCTGACTGTTGTTGAACAGG